TGACGAAGTATATCAACGATCCATTTCAACCCGCAACACTGGAGTTAACAGATGCCGAAGGAAAGAAATTCAAACACATCGCCGTTGAGCTGCCCTACGAAATACCGTTTCGCTCTTACCCGCACGTTGACATTATCCTCTGCGGAGTCATCGATTCATACGGCACGATGGATGGTGTCAAATGTTTCAAAGACATTAAGTCCACGGCATCATGGGATATACCTAAGTTCTTTGAGAAGTATCGCACCAGCATTCAGCTGATGATATATGCGTGGGCAATGCGACACCTAGGTTGGGTGGACTACTACCCGCCAGCGATGATCGACGGGATATTTCTGCGAGACAACATCAACAAGACTGCGAAGTTTGAACGGTCAGGGTTTATAGACTTCGAGGATTCGCAAGTCGAGGACACAATGGATTGGGTGCGTGATAGGTGCGACAGGATTGCGACGTTGCTAGAAGAAGACGCACCATTCCTAAAGAACCCGACACGGTGCGAGAAACTATTTGGCAAGTGTAAGTTTATGAACGTCTGCTGGGAGAACAACGAGACGCTACGTGATGTGCATATGCGGCGATTGAAGCAAGTGATCTACGACCCGAAAACATTCGGCACACCGAACAACCAGAAATAACTATGAGCAACGAACAACCAGAGAAGCACAAGTGTGCAAGATGCAAAGGTGAACGTGTGTGCAGACATTACGCCAAACAGACTGTGGGTAGCAAAGCACAACATGTGTTTGTGTGCATACCATGCCTGGCTGACCTTGGCGAGAGTGTTATCGCGCGCAACATAAGTCGTATTGTAAACAAAGGCTACGGAACAGCTAATGACATGATTAAGAGAGCGGCAAGGAAAATAATATGAGCAACTCACGTAACGATCCAGACAGCAATGACAACCGTGAAGAGACGAAAGCTAATGAAGCATACATCAAAGGTTTGCAATGGCCAAACAATGATGTCCAATATGACACCGACGAACCTAGCCCTGACTATGTCGATGCGCCATTCGAAACCTATTGTATCAACGTCCACATCGAAGAGACCAGAACCTGCCACAGCGAGGAAGAGCTTGCGGAGTTTGTTCTGCTACGCAGCAATGACATGCCTCATGATCTCGACGAGCGTTACGGCGAGCACTAAACCCTACATCAACTTTGAAAAACTTGCCGATGCAATCTACTGGGCAGAAGGCGGAAGGAAAGCTAGGGTTCCTTACGGGATACTTAGTGTGCCGGTTTCTGGACACAGGGACGCTAGACGAATCTGTATCAACACTGTGCGAAACTCTTATCGCAGATGGGACGGAAGCGGACGATTCATTGTGCATCTCAGCAATACATACTGTCCGCGAAGTGTTAGCAAAAAGGGCAACGACAACTGGAATAAGAACGTGAGACACTATTACTTTAACCCAAAACAAATACCAGCACAATAATGTATCAATCATCATTCGCCGAACCACTTAACAAAGACGACAAGACTATCAAGCTCGCACTTGTTGGTCCGCCGGGATCAGGCAAAACTTACTCGGCGCTTACCACATTTCCCAATCCAATCCTTGTCGACATTGACAACAACTTGCCAACTGAACTGCAAGACAAGGGATATCCTACGATCAAATTGTGGGACGAGGATTGGCGCAAGGCTAAGTTCGGTGCTGACGGAGCGCGTGTGCTTAGATCGCTGGTAGCTTTCATGGCCAAAGAGGGCAGGTTCTTTACCGAAGAACAAACACTTATCTTCGACTCGATGTCTGCGATCAACGATCATCTTGAAGCTGATACCGAGACTGACACACCACGTCAGCCTGAAGGCGACAGAAACTTTCGCTACTGGAAAGCGCATCAGATGTGGTTGTCGATGTTTCTGCAAGCGATCCGTGCACTTAGTTGCAACGTGGTTGTGATCTGTCACGAAGATGAGCTACGTGATCCGAACACGAACATGATTAAAGCGCGACGTATTCAACTACCGGGCAAGAAGACTTCGCCTAGGTTGCCGTCGTTCTTTAACAATGTGTTCCGTCAAGTCCGTATAGCGCTGAAAGTCAGGAAGGTTCCGATTATACCTGCGCCTAAGACTGGGCCGAAAGAGACAGAGAAGTATGACATCGCATACCTGTGGCTTATCAAACCATACGACAACTTTGATATCGCCCGCACCACAATTGTCACTGACAAAAAGATGGTGTTGGCAACATACGAATCCTTTGGCTTAACCAAGCCTGAATAATTTTCGCAGGCACTAACGTCTGCGAGATCAAGACCGCAACCTAAGATAGCATAAAGTTATGAGTGTAGAAGAAGAAGCATTGGCCGCAGCAACAGCAGCCGCAGAGACACAATCCGAAGCAACCAGTCAGTCGAGCGAAGTCGTCAGCATTGACTTGGATGCAGCACCTGTTTCGAGTGGAGCAAGTGAAACGGACAAACCCAACATCCCTCGCGTTCCGAAATCGACGTATCAGCTTCGGTGCAAGAACGTGAAGTATGCCACGTCCAGAGCGGACAAGCCCATGCTCGTGTTTGAGTTCGAGCTTATCGCACCTGCAACCCGCATGGTTGAAGGCGTGGAGTATCGAATCGCTGGCATGGAATTCCTGTTCTATTGCTCGCTGGAGAACACGCGCAACCTCAAGACGGTTCACAAAGCGATGGATCTGCCGTTGAAGATCGACCTCGATCCTGCGAGCGGTGTCCCTATGGGAATCGAATACATCGGCAAGGAAGTCTGGGGTGTGTGCGAATCGAAACTCGTCGAAGAGATGGGTGAGAACGAGGCTGGAGAACCCGAAGTCATGGTCAACCCAGTGACTGGCAAAGCGATGACGCGACAGATCTCCCGAATGGAGAGCATCATCACTGCTGACTAATTGTCATTGCCCTGTGACACGTCCGTGACTGTGACAATTCCGTTGCAGTCACGGACTTTTAGCAAACAGAGAAACAGAATAACATCATGAGTAACGAACAACGAGAACCAAGTAATCCACCTGCATACAATACGGGTGACAAATCTATGCCATTCGCTCAACGTGTCGAGAGCGATGCACCTGTTAAAGTTGCTGACATTGTGGCACCTAAACCTGTCGCGGCGACTACGACAAAACCTGCTGAACAAGGGAGTATCAAGAAGTCTGTGCCTGTTCCCAAGCCAGTGGTCCCGGTTCCTATTCCTGGTGGTGACAGCGCAAAGGTTGACCCAATCGCTGCCGCACATGAAGCGCAGGTCACAGCAAAGTCCAGCCCGAACGCAATCACATCCGCACCTGTTGCGAACGAAGTGGTGAACCAGCGTAAAGATAATCAGCCTGTGAATATTCCTGCTAAGGTTCCCGGACCTTCGGCTGGGTTGGATCAGCAACGTGACTCACATGCGCCACATACACGCGACGTTGACGACGATGCTGCGTTGCCTGAACAGGATCTTGCCGCGCTGCAAGTGATGTTGGAAAAGTTCGGCATGACAGTCGTGCCTACTAAGGACGCAGTTGTCTACGCCGCAGAAGAGAAGCTCGAACTGAATGTCGATGGCAAGACCGTGACAGAAGCGATGGAATATCTGCAACGTGTCGAAGAGCATGTGAAACAATTCATCGGACACAAAGGATGCAACCCGTTCTTCTTTGTCAAAGAGCGGATCACTCCGTTGCGTATGCGATTCGCAGAAGGTGAGAACAATGAGAACTTCCTCAAGGAATGCTTTCTCGTTCCGATGGACAACCAACCCACTACGTCGTGTATTAGTGGACCGCAGACGATCGAGACAGTCATGACCACGTTGCCTGACGGTAGCAGAGGCGTCGCGCACAAAGTGCACAAATCCTAGACCTAACATACAGCGTGTCAGAAATGGCGCGTTGTTTGATATGCCTAAACCCATAGACAATAACGAGGCTGCACAGCAAGTAATGCTGGAGCAGGATGTAATAATTAAAAACCTAAACCGTGAGGTCAGCATGCTTAAAGCGTTTACGTATATAATCATCCGTGACTATACTAAGTGTAGCATGCACAAACCGATCACAGTATCACACGATGATATCGTCAGCGTTACAGAAAGCAAGCCTGTGTTCTTGATCGAACCTAACAACGAAGTTCCTGAGAAATCCACCGGGTTCACAGTCAACATCAAACGTGAGGACTGAACCACTACCCGGTTTCTATTGCGGCGTGACTTTGGTATTGTCAAAGCCGTCGCGATTCGATATCAAAGAAGACGAGCTAATGACTGGCATCGCTGGGACATTTGTAGACAATTGCCTACACCCATATGCACGTCACGAGATGGACATTCGAACCATCGACGAAGGAACTGAACTATTGCAAGGCACAAAGGTTGTGCTGCTCATGGGCCTAGAGTCGTTACGCTTTCTTGAACTCAAGGGCGTAAGTCTCAACCAGATGCGAGGCCATCCACATGAGCGCAATGGTGTTGTGTTCATACCAACCGTTCACCCACAAGATACACAAGACCTACGAGATTATGAAAGTGGTTCTGATCCTAGTATTGTTGATGCTCCTGAAGATAGTCAGAACGTCCAGGAGGAAGCGAACTCTGTTCATGCGACAAAAAACAAAGCCTCCACTGCGAGACGGAACTACAGATTCTGGTTCAAGCAAGACGTCACGAAGGCATTCCGTATTCTTCGAGATGGACTGACGCAGTATGAATGTGTGTATCGGATTCGTCCCGCGGATTTCGTGTTCACCGAATGGGCGAGTGCACAAACTGGCGAGGACATATCGTGCGACATAGAAACCAACCCCGAGACGTTGCGAATGACAGTGATCTCATTTGCTACAACAACAAGCGAAGTCTGGTGCATACCAATCACCGACCACAAAGGAGAACTGTGCTATGATATCGAAGTTACTGCTGAAATTTTTAAATCTATCTGTGGTCTGTTTCGTCGGAATACTATTGTGCTTCATAACGCCAGTTATGATTTGTTTGTATTGGCTTTCATGTATCGTATTCCGCCACCACCGTATAGACAAATAAAAGACACGATGCTTATGCATCACCGACTGTTTCCTGATGTGGAAAAATCGCTCGGTCATTGTATCAGCCTATACACGGACAAGTCATACCACAAAGACGAAGGTATGTTCTTTCCGAAGAACTCAAAGCAAGACCAACAACTGTGGGTGTATAACGCAAAGGACGTTGAGACCACGTTGCTTGTGTATAACGAACTAAAGCTACGCACCGCTCGCACTCCCGGTGCCGCAGAATCTGGCGAGCAAGCATGTGAATTCATACGCACCTCGTTGCTGATGACACTACGCGGTGTGCGTGTAGACCACAGTGAACTGATTGCAAAGATCACGGAGCTTGCAGCGCGGATCGGTATCGCGGAGTATAAGATTCTCCCGATTCTTGTCGGCTACTATATCAACCCGGGTTCGCCGCAACAAGTCGCACGATACCTGTATCAGGATCTCAAGCTCAAGGCGCCGTCTAAAGATCTGACTGGCAAGAAAACACTATACAGATTCCAGACTCGCAAGTATCGCGCTTCTATTCAAGTGATCCTAGACACTCGCCGTAAGCGCACAGAGATTGGCAAGCTCAAGTCACGGCTGTATGGCGAAGGTCATACGCGAATAACTGGCGCATACAATATCGCAGGCACCAAATCAATGCGGCTATCTTCCACCAAACTTCTGGGTGTATGGGGAACGAACATGCAGAACTTCAACAAGAAGATCAAGCGGTTCATCATACCTGATCCGGGAATGGAATTGTGGCAAGTCGATCTCGCGGGCGTAGAAGCTGTGATCGTGTCACGCCTGACTAGACCGGGCAGTAACTTTCGCGAACTGTTCCGTGTTGGAATCAAGCCGCATGTGTATGTAGGGTTCAGATTGTTCTACGATCACTGGTGTGAAGTGTTCGACCAAGACCTAAGCGAGCTGCGTGAGTCTGAGATTAAAGACTTAGAGAAGTTTGATGTGTGGAAAGAGTTGGTCAGTGTGATTAAAGCATCTGACAACGACATTCCGTCACGGCGGTGGTATTACTTTGCAAAGCAGACATGCCATTCCGCGAACTATGGAATCCGCGCACCTACGTTTGCAATGAACGTGCTAGACAAATCAGAAGGTGAAGTCGTGCTAGAAGTTCGTGACGCTACACGATTTCTGTCAGTGTATCACTCGCTATTCCCTGAGATACGTATGGACTTTCAACAAGGTGTAGCTGCGTCGCTTGAATACGACATGACACTTGTGAACTTCTTCGGCTACCCACGACTGTTCTACGGTTCGTCTGTCAACGACGCTATGCTGCGTGACGGGTATTCGTGGATACCACAATCGACTGGTAGCGGCATTACGGCGCAAGTTGCCGGTGCAGAACTACAAGCCGAACTAGACGAAGGACGTAGCGAGCTAGAATATTGTATCATGCAAAACAATCACGACTCGCTGATGGGACAAGCTCCTATTGGCACGGGTCAAGCTGTGTGTCAACGTGTAACAGATGCGATGAACGTCGAACTCACCTCACCGTTCGGTGAACAGTTCAAGCTCAAGTCTGAAGCACAAGTTGGACGTAACTGGAAAGAGATGATCGAAGTAGATGTAATTAACAGATAATATCATGAACAAAAATTGCGATAATCCTATGTGTATGTGGCACCACAAGCACAAACTAATCAAATCAAAACAAGAAGACTACCCCGGTGACGACAAGATTAGCGAGTGGCAAGTTCGTGTGCCTGATGCTAAAGGTGCGATGCACACGCTTACATTTTGCGATGCCTGTGCGGACCCTATACGTGTGTTAAGAGAATTCGTAAAAACGATAGGCGCTGTCTAAGATGTCTAAGACGAACTTACAACGGTGGCAGCATTTCTGCAAAGACTTGCCTTCCCCGGATATGTTCATCGAGTGGACGTGGTATTCAACCGTCGCTGCAAGTCTTGAGCGGCGTGTTTGGATTGGGCCAGATGGGATGAATCCTATCTATCCTAACATGTTCATCATCTTTGTTGCAGAACCCGGAGGTGGCAAATCATTCGCGGCGAATCAAGCCCGAGACCATTTACTAATCCCGCTCGACAAAGTAGACGAGGCAGGTGTAGAACAGGAAGTAATCAAACGCGGACCTGATAGTGTCACACTCGCGCGACTAATCGAATACCTAAATGAACATGCCAAAGATAAACAAGTCGGAGTCCTCGACAATGGCAAGCCCAAAATCTACTCCTACGCAGGTCTATACTTCTGCGCGGGTGATGAGCTTGGGACTTTGCTTGCATCTGATACACACGACCTCGTTACATTCCTCAATAAGTCGTGGGACGGAGGCACGTTCAAGAAGGAAACCAAGTTCGCGGGTAAAGACACTGTAAGAAACATCTGCGTCTCGCTGCTTGGTAGTTGCACACCGGAATGGATGCGCGCGAATTGTGATTCACGGATCATGAACGAAGGGTTCTCCGCTCGCACAATCTTCACTTGGGGTGGGCCTTCACGACCTGCGCCTATGTATCTTGACTATGCACAATCACAGCTCGACGACATGCTTCACCTACGCGCACATATCAAAGAGCTGACTGAGATTTATGGTCGTATAAAGATGACTCCCGAAGTCAACGACTGGTGTAACAACTGGTCATACAAAGAGTCGAAGAAGCGGATCAACAATGACCGCAAGCTGGCATACTACTACGGGCGTAAAAACCAACACATCCTAAAGCTTGCGATTGCAATGCGATTCAGTGACACCTACGACAGCCTCAAGCTGCGTGTGGAAGATCTTGAACGTGCATGTAACTTGCTAATGCGGACTGAGGTCCACATGTCCGATGCGCTAGCGGCAGTGACTAAGAATCCAATCGCAGCTGTGGCCGCAGAGCTTGAACGATTCATCGTGGATAACAAACGCGTATCGTGGCAAGTGATTCTTGTCCAGTGTTTCACACTAGGCGAAGAGTGGCAACTGAAAGCTGCGCTTAGTTATCTCACAGACTCAGGCAAAGTTTGGAAGAGCAAGGTCAGTGAAGAATGGTTCTCGAACAAGGAGAAAACCGCCGTAGTTGCTGAACCTGAATCAACTGTGGGAGATGCGCCCGTCGAACACGTAGAAGCAAAACCCACAACATCACAATCTATCACGTCAATCAACATGGAATCATGAGCGAAAAAATACCAGACGCAATCAATCCGTCACACTACACTAGCCATCCTTCGGGTGTTGAGTGTATCCAAATCACAGAGCACATGGGATTTAACCTTGGCAATGCGATGAAGTATATATGGCGCGCGGATTTGAAGCACGACACAATCGAAGACCTAAAGAAAGCGAGCTGGTATCTAGCCCGTGAGATCAGCAAGCGTGAAAGACTTACGCCCTAACGCAACTCCGGCACTTGCACTCGTGGCACTAGACCTTTCTTCGCATCGTTTAGCAACTGCTGTTGTTGGTATTCCTCTACCACACGCTGCATTTCGTCTCTGCCCTTTGTCGCTTCCAGAAAGTCGAGCACACGATTGTATCGCATCGGATTGTTTTCTGGGTCAGGCAATGTTGACGACGAGATATTCCGCAAGCTGTTCACATTCTTCGCAACTTGAATAGGATTGTTACCTCCCATTCTCATCTGTTCTGCAATCGCCGCGTCTAGGTGTGCATTCGCTCCCTGTCCAGTTCGTGCATTCTTAAACGCTCGTGTCTGCGGGCTAAGCATCGGGTTGTTATCGCCCAGACCTAACTGTGTGCTGCTACCTTCAGTTCGGATCAACGCCTGTCGCACATCACGACGCACGTCTTTCTGCCGCATCTCTTCTTCATGCAAGAAGTTATAGAACAACCTTCCCGATTGTGCGATGTCTTTGTAGACCTCAGCCACGAAGATTGTGTATGCGTCATACGGTGCAGTCCCACGATCAATTGCTTCGCTTAGGTTTGCAATGTTCTTTGCAAGCCCGTCTTGCAACACAGTCTGCAACGGAAAGTCAAACCCTCGCATCATGTCGCCTTCGCTGACAGAACTCATTGATGCAAGTATGTCGCTCATGATTCCGCCAGTTCCTGACAGTTGCATTAAGTGAACCAGCGTTTCTACCTTGTCACCCACCGTGGACATTTCCGGCGCCTCGATACTCAGCTCAATCTCTTCGGTCAACCCAGCAGCTTGATTGGCTTTGTTGTTCATGATCTCGCTAAGCTGATGAATCACTTCTCCACCCAGCACTGAACCAAGTGTGTAACCCATCAACCTCTTCCACGCGCCGGGTTGTGCACCGCCGCTTCCTTTCTTCAAACCTAGCGGAGCAATCACGTCTTTATAAATCGTGTTACTCTTCTCAATGCTCCAGCGAGCCAAGCCAAAGAATGGCTGACCTACACCACTCGCAGCCCAGCTAGGAATTCCCCGCTCATCATATGAGCCTTGTATCCGCTCAGTAAACGCAGCGCCCATTTCGCCTGACTCTTTCGGCAACAACGAACCACGCTGTTTGAAAGCGTCAATGTCAAACCCTGGCCCACCAAACTCTTTCAACCACTGAATAGCTTGTGCGTCACCGCCACGTGCTCGTCCAGCGTTTGCGTGTGCAAGCATCTCACCGTGCACGAATGTCAGTGCGCGCGAAAGTTGCTCACCTTTATTCCGTAGTTGAAATGTGCTAATCATGTTCGCGATGTTGGTGAACTTGTTTGTCAAGTTACTAACCGCGCTTGCCTGATACTCCCGCGACAACGCGCTGCTGCGATTCACACCGAACTCAAACGACTTACGCCATCCGCTGCTAAGACTACCGATCGCCTTAATAAACAAGTGCGTATCTTGCAACCGCATATACGGCAAGCTGTTACTCCAACTCGACACAACGTCTCGCATCACCGACACTGGCCCAAGAAACGAAGCCACTGCCACACGATTCGCAGACATCACAACGTCATCAAACCCGCTGGTTTCACGAGTCAAATATCGCATCAAGTCTTTCACTTCCCGTGTGCCTTCGTATCGAGTTAGCCCCGAGGGATTATCAGTTCGTAGACCTTTCTGGTCTGGCAGATTTAACATCGACCTAACACGTGGGTTGTCTTGCAATGCTTTGAAGTATGCAAGATCATGCGCTGCACGACTACCGTATCGTGTCATGCTTGACATACCAGACTTGTCTACCATCTTCCACGGTAGTCCTAAACCTTGTGCCATACGCAACGCATTAAAGTGTTCGTGCGTGAACCCATCACGATTCACACCAAGCGCGATAAAGTAGTTGTCAACATCTTCCTGTGCCTTGCTAAGTGTGTAAGGCTCCTTCGTCTTTCTTCCAATAGCTTCACTACGCTTCACCCAGAACTCTGCAAGCTCTTCTTTCAGCTTTACTGTTTCAGCAGACCTCGGATTGTCGCGTATCTGTTTGCCTACTTCTACATCCAACATCGAGTTCTCATACTCTTTGTTAAATCCACCCTCACGAAAGTTCTCTCCGTCCTTAACCGTAAGTCCAGCTTCGTTCTGGAATTGTCGTGATTTCAAATACTGCGCCTCGACATGGTTCTCCATGATCGACAACTCAGTAGGCGTGAGTCTGATATCTGACTCCTCACCTGTCCAACGCTTCTGCCGGAATTCACGAATCCTATCTAGCGCAGGTCCAAGCTCGCCACGTTTCAACGGCAAGTGTTCCATGTCATACACAACCACGTCCACTAGCTCGCCAGTATATCGCACTTGCAATCTCGCGCGTTCGCCAAACGCTTCACCAAGCTCTACGTTCTGCTTGCCTTTAACTTTGTCAACCATCGACTCGAGCACTTCGAAGAATCCGAATTTCTGTTTTTCTGGCACGCCGTCTCTTGCAGCGTAACTCAACTTGCTACGTGAGCCTGCGTTAGCCCCAGTTGCCCAACCCGGCGCTTCACGATTCACACGTGACCCAAGTGAATACATGATGTTAGGGTTATCCAGTTTGGCAAACTCACCCTGCATCGCTCTGTCCGCAGCACTCAGCTTAGGCGTAGGTTTACCCGCGTCATCTGGAGTAGCTGGCTTTGCTTCTTCAGTCTTTGCTCGCATCTTAGCGAACCCTGACTTGCTTTTAGCATCAGACGCTCGGGAGCCATCCTGAAACCGCATGTTAGATTTCCCCAACTCTTCCACGGTTGTGGGTATGCCTAGTTTTTTAGTGAGGCTGTCTATTGGAGAATCGCCCACAGATTCCAATGCTCCAGTTTCCGGGTTCTCTGTTCTGGCTCTAGTATCTAAATCATCTATCTGACCTATGCCCACGCGCTTCCTATAGCTCTGTAAAGTCTCGCCTGCAATTGGTCTAGGTCCTTTGCTAGCCTCCCCTCCTATAATATTAACTCTTGATAGGTCATCGTAAAGACGAGCAGTATCAAGTCCATGCCTTCCTAGAAGGTTCATAACCTCAGTAGCGGGCAATTCGTCTAACACACTTCTTACGCCGCCTAGTTCTGGCAATGATCGTGGAAGTCTGTTACCTCTGCCTGCATCTACTAGTTGACTTGACCTCTCTATAATAACAGATTCAATCCCACCACCACCTTGAAACTTTGCATCGCTGACCAAGATATTCTTCCCTGTCTGTGTCTGCAAATGCTCAAGCCCTTTGATAAAGTCACCGCGACTTTCGCGAATCTGCTCCGCGATAAACGCATCTGCGTCTGCTTGATTCTTCGCCGTGGCAATCAGATCACCGTTCTCTCGTATCTGGAATCCCTTGATTTCAACACGCTTACCTCCTTGAGCAACCACGTCTACGCCTTTGGTAACACTGTAGTCTTCGAACATTTTGTGCCGCACAATGTTACCATCGACAGTAAAGTGATCTAGAAATTTCGCACCCAATGCGCCACTAGGCACACGGTCAACGTCAATATGTGCAATCCGCATCTTGTTGTGATCGAACGCAGGATCATCCAACACCTTACGTGACAGCAAACGATTGATATCTTTGTCGCTGCCTTTACCGAATCGCACTTTCACATGCGACCAGAAGTCCTTTAGAAATTCAAGCGGCCCATCACCTTTCAACAAGTTGCTGGTTCCTTTTAGCCCAATACCTTCAACAAGAGCTTCTTCGCCGCCGAATGCTTTGATCCCTTGCTCGACAAGTTTGCGTTCGAATCGTGAACCACCCTCTTGCAAGTCACGCAAAAATACATGTGCAACCTCGTGCAACTCTGTGTCAGGACCGAAAAGCGGATGGTCAGGATCAATCAGTGCAAGACGTTCTCTAAGAAACGCTGCGCCCGTAGCATCTGTGCCTGTTGCTGCTTTCACATTACCTTCTAGCACAACTACTTCACGCTTAGCTGCAACCGCGACCATGAGATCACGAACAGTCATCGTCGATGCGCCGTCAAGATCCAAGCCTAGCGCGTCAAGCAATTTACGAATAGACTCGCTTTGCAGGTTCCCGCGTTCTTGAAAGCGAACACCGTCAACACCATCGCCATGTTGCCGACTAAGAAACTCTGCCTCAGTTTGTGCAACACTTGGATCTGCCACAGGCTGTCCTTCAACAGGCAATTTAGCACCAGTCTGTCCGCTAATCTTGTTCCATTCAGTAGCATCATCCAACACACCTCTTGGAACTCCCGGAGGCGCAGTTTCATTTGTCTCAACTTCAAATGCTTTTTGCTCAAACGTCAACTCTTTATCTCGCACAGGTTCTTTTCTTCCGAACCTGTTGAACTTCGGTTTCGCATCTCCAGCGTTTCCTTCAAGAGCCTCAGCATTACCACGCACACCTGCCGCGTCAGCTTCTGCTTGCTCGAATGCTTTCTGTCTAACAGCACTCTCTTCTGCTCGCACAGCTTCGTCCAGTTTAACTTTCTGAGCATTCTTTACCATCGTAACAAGCTGTTCTCTGTGCTCCGCGTCTCTAGGAACAACCACTTCACCATCCGCCATAGTCACTGGCTCAAACGGTGTAGGCTTTGCTTGCACACGAACCTTCGATGGATCACCAAGCGTGGGGAATCCCATCTTCTTGCCAATCGCTGTCGGTGTGGTCATTAGTCCACCACCTAGTGTCGCGGCAAGAACACGTTTCGCATCCACGCCTTCACCTAATGTTGCTCCAAATCCTGCTTCAAATGTGCCACCAAGCGCAGCACTCACGCCCATGTTTGTCAGATGTGCTTTTTCAGTGTTCAACAACTTACGTCCACCTCGCAACTTTCCTGCCACGCCCGTGAATGCCGATTTGATACCGCTCGGTGAAGGCCGCAACGCAAGTGCCGATGGCAAAATCTCACCCACAACCTGCCCGACTGGATGCGCTGCACGATCCGCTAGCATCTGTCTGATCTCATCTTCTGTCAACGGATCAATCTTATCCTGCGCCATGCCCAGACCAACACCTGACGCAATAGCTGCGGCAATAACTGGTATCGTGCCTACGCCAGATGCGAGCGCAACACCTGTCACAGCAAGACTTCCTATCGAAGGAATCGCAGAACGCAATGCGCTACGTTTTATCGTGCCACCCAGTGTCGACTCCAATGGAGCTTCAACAACAGGCTTGATGATCTTACGCTTGACAGGTAGTGATTGCTTCCACACAGTTCCGTCAGGTCGGATTGTGTGATACTGGGGATCAAACCCCATTTCTTTTAGTCGTGTAATTTCTCCGGGAACAGGCATAATGTTAAATGAAGAATTTTGTCAGCAAGTTCATGAAGTTTTTACCTCCATCACCAGAAGAAGAAGCATCGAGTTGTGCTTTGCTTCCAAGCTTGTCTTTGAGTTTACGTTGTGCTGCTGCTTTGACCATTCCGTCTCCGCCAGCATTTGCTGCAGCACCGCCTTGTATAAGTTTGCTAAGCATACCAGAAGGCTCACCGCCACCACCACCTAGACCACTCAGCATACTACCTATCGCAGCCTTAAATTTCTCTTGCCCTAGCTCTTTAACAGAACCAGCATTCACAACCTGCCCAAATAGTCCATCGCTATCAACAGCACTCTTCGCAGCATCTTGACCCATAGCTTTAACAGACCCAGCTTGCATAAGCTTTTGAAGCAAACCAGCAGGTTCCGCACTTGCCGAATCGGGAGCTGTGGGCACGGGGACTACCTGCACACCACTGTCCCGCGGTTCCAATCCCCCGCCGCGAATGATGGCAGGCTGACCAGTAGGTAAAGGCCCCGGCACCATTGCAGGACTACGAGAAGGCGGGATAGGCTGGGAAGGTAGCGTAGCAGGTGTGGGAATTGCAGGAATAGGAATAACCTTCCGCTCTCTAGCAGGTGCAACGAATGGGGGCGGTGCAACGAATGTGGGCGTTGTAGCACTTTTTCCAATCTGTGACTCTATCGCTTTAATCTCAGCTTCGACTGCTAGACTTTGTTGCATAAGCCCGTCGATTCTCTGGCCTTCATTCCTAATCTGCACCGGATGATTAGGGTCTGGAGCATAACCAGGTAAAAACGATAACGGATTAAAGATTGTAGGTTCTGGGCCAGGTTTACGTTTTGCTTCAGCACCAAGCTCTTTAGATTTCTCCTTGAGCTCACGTAGCTTAGCATCTAGTTTTACTCTGGTTTGTTTACGCACAACTTCTTCGTGCTTATTTTGCGCTTTGAAAACATCATTTAGCCGTGGCGAAGGTGAAGTTTCGCCAACCACACTTCGCGGATCAGCACCCGGCACACCACCTCCAGCATCCGGTGAGCCCGGAATCGGCACTCGTGGTTTGTCTTGCCTGTTGTAAAAAACTGTAAATGGATCTTGCGCTTCCACAACTTCCGTTGTGAGATTACCCTCAGAGTCTGTCACAGTAGTGGTTGACGGATTCACCCCAGGACGAGTGACAACTTGGCTACCAAAAATTTTACCTGCATTAAGATCAGGGTTGACGGTTAGGATATTTTCACCAAGTGCGTCTGACGTGTTGCGATTAACATCGTTTCTGTATGAGTTGTGCTCCTCATCTTCGTTCTCTGTCGTCTGTTTTATACGCGTCCCAGTCAGGTTCTGCGTTCTAGTAGACGCCCGATTCAAGTCGTTCACAACTCCCGCCGCATTGTGTTTCTCAATTACACTATCTTCATACGCTTTTTTTCCTTCGGGCGAATTAAGCACTCCAACTTCAGCACTGTCCTTCAGGGCTGATATCATCTTAGGCCCAAGCTCATTCATTTTGTTAAACTGCCTGCCAGAATTTTCCAGGTCCTTTAGCTCCATCGACTCCACGACACCAACAGCAGCTTTTAGACTAATCCCCTTATCAGTTCGAAGCTTTCTTATAGCCAAAGCACGACCTGTAGCCATGTTAACTATGCTATCAGCTTCTTTTGCTTCTTTGATTTTTTCCGCGCGTATTGCTTTCTCTATATCACGCTTGTCTTTGAGCTGTTTCTTTTTCTCTTTAGTAGTATTCTCTCCAGCAGTTTTTGCAAGCTTTGCATTAAGATTTGTAAGCCTCCTGTCACTTTTCGCGAGCTGTCTATTTGTCTCACGACGATTGTCCGTGGCAAGATCGATGTTATTGACAGCATTAGTCTGTGCCAGCTTCGCAGCAGCTAGCCGTCGCGTTTGCAATTTGTTAGCTACTTTCTCAGCTTTATCATCCGAGAGTTTATTCAGCTGCATGCTACTTCGCAAATTTCTCGCATTCGCACCTGCGCTACCAAGCGAGAAGAAATTCTTCATCTTGCTAGGTTGCTCAACGACAAGCTTGCCGTCCACGATACGCGTTTTTGGTGTAGCCAAAGAGTTCATTAGCAACTGGCGCATAGCACCATTCGCTGAACCTGCTCCGCTTCCACTACCCTTTGCTGGTCGTCTTGGTCTTCCTGCCATATTAATTCCTGTGTGCAACAGCGCGTGCTTCGCTGCTAATTTCTCTTACAAAGTTATATCCTGCGACGATTCGCAAGACGGTTAAAATCATATCATACCCTGCATGCCGTAACACATCTGCGTGTTCGCGCTTCCATCGTGTTCCGCCTTGTTCCCATTCAACACTATCTGCATACGTGTTAACAATGATAAGAAACACCGGCGCCAAAGTCTCTTTGTGCTGTTGATAAAATGCTGACGAGAACACTCGTTCCGCGCGGATGAAGCTTTTGAGAAACGTTTCATTCTTCGCTCTAAGTATATCGTCTGTGTCTGTTCCGCGAATCGGCTCGTCGATAACGTCATCAATGTCGTGCACAAACGCTGTCCACTCAAGCACAAACGCTTTCGCATCTGGGAATTCATTAAGCTTCGCATCGACTTTTTCTTTCCAGCTCATAACGATCCGATACTACCTGCAACGGAGCTAACAGCGCCGAGTCCTACATCCAAACCGCTGCGCCTGTTCGCATTGATGTTCGCAGAGTTTTGTGCGATCTGCTGGTTCCCACTGTTCATCGCCGAACCTGACTGAAATATTTGCGACGGATCAGATTCGCGCGACTTAAATTGTCCAGCACCTTGATTGTTCGTGCTCGGTCTACCGGTCGCAACTTGAAACGGATCAACCCCACTACGGCTGGAGTTCATAAACGACGACGCAGTATTCAACACTTCGTTCATCTCAGTCCTGCTCTGCGCCTCACGCTGCTGTTGTGCGCCACCAAATGTCATCGCACTACCCACAGCCTCAGAACTAGACGGTGCATTCTGCGTCCCACGTTGTGTGTCCTGTGCTGCAAGACCACGCTCAATCTCAGCACGCTCACCGCCTGAAAGATCTCCACTCGCACCAATCTCACCGAACAGATTGAGCAAATTCTCTAGTCCTGCTTCACGTGCCTGAAAGAGTTCAGGATCATTTTCACGCCGCAGTTCACGTGCAGCTCTGACCAAATCAGTGCCAGGTCCTTGCAACACATCAAGCTCACCCTCAGCTTGTGCAATCGCGTTCTGGTTAATGATCTTCTGTCCCGCGGCGTTAAATCGCGGCGTGAACTCTTCGAAGTTTTTAAGGTTCGCTTCGTTAAACTGCGGCGTGAAATTCTTCGTGACATCAAGTAACGCCTGTTCCAGGTTCGGAATCTCTGCAAGCTGCACACCAATATAGTCAGAAAAGTTGTCGATGAACGCACGATTAACTGAGCTTGCCGATTCTTGCACAGTCGGCGCAGGTGGGTCGCCATTGACAGCATCGTCCACGATACCATTCGGTGACAGCTCTTGCTTCGTTTCGTAAACCATCGAATGCGCCATCATCGTGGCGACACTTGCATTAAATTCAATATCGTTCATGATATACCTAAGTAACCTTGCCTAATCGTGCGACTAATTTAGCCGAATAAAGTTTAAGTTTCCCATCGCGGGTGCCTGTGATCGTTGTTTCGTTGTTGAACATTTGGTAAAACTTCTTCATCAACACCTGAATCACAACCCGACTCGGTGCATCGCTATGTGCAAGCACATTCGATATGTGCAAGTTGTTTGTGTCTTTATCATACTTACCAAAAATCACACCAACGAGTTTATCACCGTCTAGCATCGTTGCCATTCCGTCGTTCTGACTAGATACTAACACATGTTGCACAACCTGAAGCTGTGTCCAATCTTTGAATGCACCGTCACGTCTATGCTCTAGGACAAACTTCGCTATGCCAAACACGGTCATGCTTTAACTCCTATCGGCACCGTTGGTTGCGTGGTCTCACCGCTTAGTGTTGCGCTTGCAAGTGACCCTTGAAAGTCCCATTCAATAAACACACCAACTCGTTTCCCTGCCAGAATGTCCGGTGTTGGTATAACCACACTGACTAAACTTTTCGCATCGCTGCCCGGAAATGGTTTGGTATCAGTAGATACGAATGTCGATGCCTCAATCGCACGACTTCGTGTCGCAGCTTTCTTTCCATCTACCTGATACGTAGCATAAACCATACCACCGGTTCGAACGTTGTCAAAAGTCAGCGTGATCTTTTTCGGAACTTGCTGTTGGTCAGGGTGTGCAGCGGTAAAATCACCCAGATAAATCTGTGCACGTTCAACACCATCACCTGCGTCGAACTCATACAGGCTGTTGTCTTCTGTGATAAATAGCAACCTACGCTTACCTGCCACTTTAATCTCCGAGAACATCTTGATCTGGTCGACACCTTCTAGCGTATCGACTGACACAAACCCGTTTGTCTGCTCGTCAAATATCACAACCACAGGCCCGTGAATGCTGTTCATCGCGAACATTCCGTAGTTGTCATGTTTGATCGTGGCGGTAACATTCTGGTCGATCTTGCGAAACAACTCATTCACTGATCTTGAAAACGATGCGTTCTGTCCTTCGTTCTTTGTGCTTCTAATCGCATTAAAGCTACGCACACCCAACTCGTCGATGAAAGCATTGTCACCTAGCAGCTCCACAAATGAGAACTGATTAAATGCGCCTGTCGAAAACAAGAATGTGTTATTGAATCGTGGCTCGCCGAAGATTCGCAACTCAGGATTCGGTGTCACAAAATGTGATATGCGTCCCGATGAAACAAAAATCGAATTGTCTTGCAGCCCAACAGAAGCGAGGCATGTGATCTTTTCAAAATCAACCGCATGCGAAACTTGCGCCGCACCACCTTCTGCTTCGTTGTCCAGTCTGTTACCATCCGGCTTGATGATAACCATAAAATCCAGCGGACGTCCTGTCAACGATCGCAACAGCTTGTTCCCTTCTGCATCGACAATATACAACACACTCCCGCTGTGCACCATACGTGAACCAATAGGCACATACTCACGCTTGTCTGGTGTCCACGACGTATAGCCTTGCGCCAATCGTGCATTCCCTTGCGAGTCAATAATCCACGGCTGGTTGATTCCATCTTGCACGACCACAGATTGCGGCGTGCCTGTAATTCCAGACACTAATGTAATCGCATCGCTTGGGTTCGTGCCTGCTTCACGCCCGTGATTCATCGACGACGCAGGCACAAGTGCGGCGTAGATATATTCCACATCCGGATCAAGAGCCAAGTTTTTAATCTGGTAGTAGTTAGATCCTTCAATAGCGAAGTTTTTAATCCACGCCTTGCCGTCGATAAACACCAAACTAAAAACAGACGCTGCGTAGTTCCCTTGGTAGTTACCTTCAGGCAAACCTAACGTCAGCTTCTTGGGCTTGTTGATCGGCTCAACCAGACCATCTCGCACACGCACATTGAATGCGATAGGATAGAATCCCGGCCGCTTGCCCACTTTACGTGGATGCACACCGAAGTCCAGTCCTGTGAAATCTTCAATAACGTGTTCCATTATTAATACCGGCCATTAAGCCACCTACCGTCCATCATTTCTGACACCGGATTTGCTGCGAAGTTCATTCCTTGCTTGTCATTCTTCCGCGCTTGTGCGTTCAAATCGTCTGCAAGATCTTTACCCATACCATTCAATATCAATGCTGCTTGCGAACCAGAACTATCTTGTCCTTTTGCTCGCGCAACTGCAAGCTGAATGATCGCCTCGTCGTATAGGTCACCGGCAGGAAATATATCCTCGTCGTTAACGAATGGCAACCACCGCATTTTGTATGAATACTCATACACCTCGTTCTCTGTCAAGCCTTGTCGCCCGTCAGACACTTGCACTAGCAGAAAGTCTGTCCTAAGCAATGCATTGTGCAACGACGAAACCTCCGTGCCTTCAACGTCAGACACTTTGATGTCCACCGCAGTGATCTTATCTTTCGACAAGTTATCCACACGCACCCATGACTTCGACGAACTCACACTAGTCACACCTGCAGCTAGCACAACCAACTCCCGCGACTTGCTTGCATCGGGTGTCTCACCGATAATCGCCATCGTCACATCTTCACTCAACGCTTCTTCCACGCTGAATGTGAGCACACCTTTGTTCGTGGTATGCGTGTGAAATACAGACTTGCCCTTCACACGCCACCGATATCCGCCCACATCAATCCGCTGTTCGACATACCGTGGTCCGGTATATTCGTGCGGAATCTGCGTCAACGAATCACGATGCAGGATGTTCCACAACTCGCCCACTTCTGCAGGTAGTGTGATCTGGTCCTGTTGTGACGGCAACACAAGCATGGCTTCACGATGAGACCATTTCAAGTCACGTGTGTCATACAGTGTCTTTGCTGCAGCGTTAACTTGCCGCAACAAAAACGACCTGTCTCGTGCATCGTCTAGGGAATATCCCATCGACTCCGCCATCTCAGTGAGTATATATTTAAGCATTGTGTCTAACGAATGCCTCAATTACGAGGTCGAAATCTACACTCAGGGCAGTTGTGCTTCCGCTATATGCGGTGCTTCGTGTGCCGTCTGCCTTAAGTATATGCCAGTTACCAAACGAGTTATCAAAAATTGTAACGTCCACGTTGGTCGCACTCATCATCAAACTATGACCACCGAACCTGTCGTCACTTTCACCTGCAAGATTGTTCAAGGGTATTCTGTCACCAAATGTATAATCGTGCGTGCCAAAATTAGCCTTGACTTGTAGGTATGCGAATGCAAAATCAGGCATCACAGCAACGCCCACTGCATTCGTTAACCCGTGCAAAAATGGTGTGGTTTTGTGTGTAGCAACACTTCCCGTATTCGCTGCTGTCGGATCATACCAATCAGTAATCAAACCTGTGGAATACTTCTTCAACGGTGCAACCCACTCGACCTCGTTCACTCCAACTTTCTTCACTGCGAACATCCTGTCTGTCACAGCAATCACGTTCAGCTTGTTCGGGTCGATTGTGTTATCCGCGATCTTCGCATTAGTCACGGCCAGATCTTTGATCTTGTCTTCCTCAACAGCGTCAATCAGAATCTTACTCGCGTCCACACTATTAATAGCTAACGTCTCCAACGTGACCTGCAACAAACCAATCTTCGGCGTGGTGACTGCCAAGTCTGCAATCTTATCTGTGGTAACGTTCAAGATCTTAATGTGTGCTGACACCACAGCGTTCGTTGCTATCTTATTCTCACTCACCGAACCATCACCTAGCTTCGAGTTCACCACAGACATGTCATCAAGCTTCGTCTCGTCAACTGCAAGCGCCGCAATCTTAGATCGTGTAACCGCACCATTGGCAATCAACGCCTCAACAATCGTGCCTGCACCCACTGCTCCCGGTGCCCATGTTGCGAGAACTGGGCTGTAAACCTTTGCAACATATGGCTCAGCGCTTGTGTCAATCCACACATATCGCTTGAACTTGGCATCCGCCCCTGTCACGCTTGGCTCAGTTGTCTGAACGATAACCAGTCCCCTATCTGCAGCAGGTTCAAGACCTTCTTGCATCGTGTTAAGGTCAGCTTTGGATGCTCCACGTCGGGTGTCGTAGTCGATTGCTTTGGTAAAATCTAAAGATGGCATAGTCTATATTGGTTATTGGTTAGGAATAACGTTGTTTACTCCGTAAAGTTTTGGATCAAAATGTGCGCCGTTGCTTTGAAGGGGCGGTTCTTCGTCATAGAGTGCGCCAAGACCTAGCACCCATGTGGAATACTTGCCTCGAAGAAACTTCCACAACCTCTCAGCTTCGTCATCAGTGAAAGTCTCGAGTGATGTAGCTAAAAACTTAACATTGTTCGTCCCTTCCCAGCCTGCAACACTGCCATTGCCATTATAATAACCTACAATGTTCTGAGAGAACGCAACCTTATCAGCAAGATCACGGATCTCAAGCCTAAAAGTAGTCTCATCCCAATCTCCATATCCACTATCAGGACCGAGATCTACAATATGAAAGCGGGCAATGAACCATGTATCGTCATCAAGCCCTGCAACAACCTTCGCAGGATCTCCAAGATATTGAATGCCGCCGTTCCAGTACAAGCTAGCACCAGAGTAACCGATCTGTGCGACACTAGTGGATGCAAGAGTGATCCCAGATTTAACGCCTGTCACTGTCTGGAACATGAACCACATCTCTGTTTGGTTCTTAAGTCCTCCCGGATGCTCAACCGAATTCAGATGCATGCGCTGAGCTGAGCCATCACTATTCAAAACAGTTCCTGGAGTTGCATTAGTCTCAACTATGCCAATACCAATCGCAGGTGCTTGACCTGTGACGAGGTTTTTCAAATCAAGAATACCCACTTCGTCACGTAAGTAATAGTCAGCAGCAGGCAATTCGAGCTGTGCCCTCCATACATGGATAAATCTCGGCTCAAAAATTTCCATCTCAGCATCCGGCATGTAGGGTTGTGCGAGCACATCGTCACCTGTCACCGCTACCTCGTTCGCAATAGCCACATCGCTAATCGTATAGTTCTGCGCGGGTGTTATATTGATCGAAGTCTCGATAACAACAGGCTCGATACTTCTGTAAAACGTAGTAGGATTGGTGATATACACATCAAATATACACTCCTTATGAATCACTTGCCCATCGTATAGCTTGTAACTCCACTTCGTCACGTCGTCAGCGTAAAGCATATACGCATGATTCGTGTTCACCGACAGTCCATCAACCCACTCAGTCGTGATCCACCGCACAACGATATTGAAGAACTGATCCCCAAGCCGCTTGGGCAGCTTGACAATATTGAACTTCTTTCCTGCATCTAGCGTGTAGGTAGCGACATGTTTGTGCTGCCCACCCTCAAACAACGTTCCACTCAACAGCGTGAGGCTTGCTGTTGGGACACTAATTAAACTCTTACGCAACCCTGCCTCCGACACAGGTGTCGCAGTTTTCCAATCAGTGTTATTGAAGTTGTCTGTTGACATTATTTTATTTCAGCGGGCTTTTAAGTTTGGCCGCTTCTGTAATCACGTTACTCAGTCGCTCTTCCGTGGCAACACCCTTGGCTTTCACACCCGAGTCGTTCTTGTATGTTCCCTTTCGGTTACCAACAAGCTCGTCAGCTTTGCTCTTTGCAATAATGCTCAAGCCTTTTGCCCGCGACAAGTCAGCAACATCCACGCTATACGCGTTCGTAGTGTAGTATGTGATCTTATATAGTTCACCATTCGTATAGTGAACCTCAAGAGCTGACACATTGTTTGTTCCGTCTTTGGGGAACTTAGCATGGAAACCAGACTCCTGACCATACCATAGTCCACCGCAACCCGTTAGCATCGCAGCAGCAACCGCCACCGCAGCTATGATTAGTTTTTTATTTATCTTTTTCACAATGTCCTTGTAGCAATTCGCATGCCACTATTATCTGCTGCCTGCAATTTTCAGCTCTAGCTTGTGCATCGCATTGGTGTGAACCTCGTTGTGGTCATAAAACGTCTCCACATGCTTGTCCATTCTCCCAACGAAATCCCTTTGCTCCTTACCCATCGCAACCACAGCAGCACAAACACGATCAACTGCGCTAGTGACTTCAGTTTTATCTGCTTTTTTATCCACAATGCTCTCCAGTCTCTTGATCTCTCTGAAGATCTTTTTGTCTCTGCGATCCAAGATCATGTTGATGAACTTGTATGCAGTGAATACTCCGCCGAGGACAGTGAAGAATCCTATCAACACCATCCATAATATCTGATCTTGTTCTGGCATTACTCATGACTTCCGTATTTGTATTTAGTCGCTGCGGCTTTCATTAACTACCGGGCTGCTGCGGGTTTTCATCGACTTCCGACCATGCCTGATCTCGATCGGTGAGCGGGCCGAAATTGATTGATCGTTGCATTAGCACCCCCGCCTCGCGGACCTGAACTACCAGCACGAACCCATTTCCGTCTGGTCCGTTGTATGTGTCAACGCGCCCCCGAGCAGTCATTAACGTGGCCGAAATATCAGCCAGATCAACCCAGCCCGCAGCCTGATCGGATGGTTTGTCGGCAAGAGTGTCAGGCAGGACTTTGGCGCCGTCTTCAGGAGCCGCGGCATGACTCCAAAGGGTTTGTGCGTAGGTTCCATTTTGTGCAAGGTGGTTAGCTTGAGTCGCTGTGAGCAATGCCCTCCACTTCGACTCGATCTCTGCGTCTATGCTTTCAGTTAATGTGCTCATAATTGCGAATATTTTAGCCCGGCTCCCGAGTTGTGCAAGGTAGTAATCTCCGAAGAAGTTAGAACCCTGTTCCAAAAGCTTACAGGGCCTGCGGCGCCATCCATGAGTGAGATGGGAGATGAATTGCTATAATATGCCCCGATCCCGAACAGACCTGTCGAAGTTTTAAGAGACTTTGTCACCGCGAGTACGGCAGGAGTTCCGTTGTTGATGATTAACTGAAGCTCATTTTGGTCGTCAACTGTCACCACGATGTGATACCAGTTCCCAACGACCATCGGAGTCACAGCAGAAGCCGGTTGTGATACCGTTCCGTCTGGATGGTAGACTGCCCAATAAAGCTTCGCGGTTGGTGCGTAGTAATATAGCAGGTAGGACTGCTGAGTTCCCACCGAATCGTGCTTACTCAGAAAAGGTATAACCCCACCTGTCAATATATCTGGTTTCACCCACATGGAGAACGTCAGGGACAAAGGCTGCAACAACGAGTTGGATGCGTGGGATAGATATTCGCTTTGAGCCGCTACAAAGTCAGCAGCATTCGCGTAAGTGTTTCCCGTAACTTGCCCTACGGTATTGTTGTCAGTCAGATCCAGCGAGTTGGTATGCGAATCCGCCCTCGTCCCACTGGCCTCATCCAATGCCCAATACGCAACCAAGCCAGTAAAGAGCGAGCTTGGTGCTGGTCCTGCTGCCGAACGACTCGACGCAATCACTCCATGTCTTACGAGATTGTTCATGCTTTGAGTGATCCGATCAGATACCAAGTATCGGTTGCTTCTTTGACTAGAGTCGCAGCAGCGAACTGTGCGTTCAGTTTCCGCTCGCTCGCTTCAGAGTTGATCGTAACGCCCACACCTGCTGCGAAGCTGGTTTCGCCCACGCCCTTCCATATCCCTGTGATCTGTGTACCAACAGGAAACGCGACGGATGAGTTTGGCGGGACTGTAATCACGTTCGCGCCTGCGTTGGACATCGTGACGACATTGTCAGTCAGGACGAGGGTGTAAGCTGCCAGTGTCTGCGCGTTGATCGTGGCGATGATCGTTTTGTTCGTCAGCGTTTCCGCGCTGCTCGCAGTGATAAGTGTGGCAGGATCAACCGATGAAGGCGTCAAATTATTCGACGCATCCCAGTAGAGCAATCGGTCCTGCGTCGGAGATCCATTGTGAGTGAAGCCGTTAGCGGATGCTCCGTGGGTCTGCGCGTCGATAGGAGCCTCGAAACTCACAATGCCGCCCATCGTGTCTCCGATGGCGAATCCGTTGGTGTCCAGTGTTGCTGTCAACTGAGGTGCAGCGTCTTGAGCAAGCGCGTTTAGATACCCAGCATTTGCATGGTTGTTCCAGTTGAAAGCTGTATTCCAGTCCGCCGCCGCGTTCGCGGGACCACCAACCAGATCGCCGTCGACGTTCCAAACCGCCAAGTTGCCGTTACCTCCCTCCGTTCCAGTGACGAGCTTGAGATCCAAACCAGTCTTCAAGAGTGCCGCTTCAGTATTGTCAACTTTCTCCCACGCTGTGCCGTTATAGATTACCCAATCGTTGACTTTCCAATCAACAATCCCATCTAGGTTTGTCGCACCGTCAACAGAGACTTTGTAGTAGAAGCCTTTTGTCCCTGCTCCTGTTGCAAGTGCCGGAACATTCGTGCTCGCATTCCACACGCCTTGATAAATCACAGCACCGATCAAACCACCCACAAGATTCGCCCGGGTGACATACTTCGTCGTGCCACCAAGACCATGCGAGAGGTCATCGATGTCTTTAATAACAAGCACATCACCTGCTGCGGGTGTTACCGCAAGTTCTGTGAATCCTCCAAACTTTTTTCCTGTAGCCATATATTTATTCCTCCGAGAGAATTACTGAATCGTCTTCTGCTAGAAACCAGTTAAGCGCTTCCTCAGATATGATCGCGGTTGTGTGCCCAGCCGGTGGCGCAGTCGTAGTCGCAACCTCGCCATGCCCGGGAAACCTGAACGACGCGCTCAAAGGAGCATTAAAAATTGGTGCAGATTTTACCATTACGCAGCCCGAAATCCTTGTGCACGTAAGACTGCGCCGCCAACAGCGTCGTCAATCCACAATGCGTCGATAAATTCTTGTTTAGTCAGCCACACATTTGAGCCTTTCGCAAGTGCGAGTCCCAAACCTCCTGCAACTGGTGTCTGTCCATCAAGCGTATACTTGACAGCGCTTGTCGACTCCGAAGCAACCTCGACTAAAAACATCGTAGCCGCATGTTCAATCGTTGGTGTTGCACCACCGAGATACGCCGCAATCGCAGTCGCTGCAAGCGTGGTTGAAATCATTGGTCCCACTGTGGAAACCTGCCCCGCGTTCATGCGGTGCGCGTCAGTTGTGTCCACTCCCGAAGCAAGTGTGACACGACGTGGAACGTAAAGATGAGCTGTTTCTGCTGGCATAATAAAATTTTAATTGAAATTGGTAGAAAATGTGGTGGGTTTGATGTTATCTCACCCACCACAATGATGTCACTCTTGCCCTGTGACCTAGGCCGCAACCCTAGTCCGACGGAATATAACCGCGAATGCATGACGACGATTCACAGGCAGAATCCCGTGAACGGTGTCGGCAATAAGCTGCACGAATTCACCGTATTTATTCGTCTCCAACACCGGAGTTCCTGCTGTGCCGTAGTTCACGAGGAAGTCCGAAGTAAGGCGAACCTCACCATTCCAGCGAAGCTGGGAGAACTTCCGCGCATCCATACGACCTGTTCCGAATTCTTTGGGAGGTGCGCCAACGTCGATTGACTCATACGCACCACCACCAATGCAGAATGCAACCTCGAACGGTGCATCGACATACGCAGGATTCGGAATCGTCTCGCCCAAGTTGAACGTGCCACCAACGGCATTCTCAATCTGCGGCGCAGGAAACTCTCCACCTGCGTCAATACGCAACGGGAAACGTTCCGTCTTCCAAACTCCCTTGCTTCCGATCAGACCAGAAAAGTCCTCACCGGTGTAGTCCTTGTCGTTGGATCGCAACGCAAGAACGTTCGCATCGTGCTCGAAGTATTCGAATGCTTCGTTCGAACCGACCCAGCACAGTTTGCCCTTGATCGTTTCGTTCGGAGAAGGCATACCTTGCATCTGTTCGAAACCAGGCATCTGCAAGTCCTCGGTCGCAATCGTCTGCGCCTTCTTGGCGAGGTTGAACTTCAACGCACCAGAAGCTCCAGCAGGGATCTCTGCAATCGCACCTTGAATCCACGCCGTAGTTTTCGCAGCAGTTCCAGCGATGTTGCCAATCCCAGACGGTGCAGCAACAAAGTCATCACCGATGTATCCGCCAGTAGTCGTGGTGCTCTTACCAGCAAGCAACACATACGGGCAGTAATGAAACAGCATTGTGCGAATGAACTGATCGTTCGCAATCGCAATCTGCTGAGTGAGGTCCGCCATGTTGTGCGGAATTTGCTGGCGACGAAAGTCCGCGAACGAACCATTGAAACGAATATACTTCGTCTCATACTGATGCCTGTAAACAACCGCATCTTCAGTCCGCTCACCAGTTTGATGCACGTCACGATTCGGTGCCGCGGCAGTGATCGCATTGGGGAAGAACTGCTGACGACCAACAGGACTGAACTCAGCGTTGACACCTTTCAGTGTATCACCCTGATTCGCTTCCCATTTTCGTTTGCCGAAGAGTTTGTTGAACACATGCCATCGCGGAAACAATCGCGAGGACATCAGCGCCAAATGATATGGCAGCTTGTTATAGAGCGTAGTGCTCTGTGAATCCCAGATATCTGGGGTTTTGGGTAGATCGTATGTGCTAGGCATTACTTTATTCTTTCAAGGGTTCGCAAACAAAAGCCTGTGACGTTGCGATGCCCTTCGCGAAAGAAGCTGGTCATGCCCTTGACCGATAAGAAGCGTTTGGGAAGTTTGAAAAGCTCTCCGGCTTTCAATTTGCGGTGTTTTCTTCACCATTCACAGGCTCATAACAATACAACATAAAGCACATACCATGCCAACGCTGCAAGCAAGAAAAAAAGGAACACCCATTTCTGAGTGTTCCTTTCTCCTCATGTTTGTGCAGCGTTCAACTTGCACAGCCTTAGTCCTAACCTCCTTACATGGGATTTCCGTCTTCGTCATCCCAACCTATACTATCAAGCATGTGTTCTGCTCCACCTGTTTGACCAGCAACGTGATTGCCAGTTGGTCCCGCCGCTTGCATTTCTGCATTTACAGTTTGCGCGGGCTGCCCTGCTGCCGTTTGCTGTTGTTGATTTTGTGTTCCTGCCGGTGCGAGTGCGCCGAATCGTTTATGATACGTCTGCAACTGCGCCGTGACTGACGACAATGTGATAAACATTTTCGACACCGTCGGCATGAGCGGATCATTCCTAAACGACGAAGGCATCATCTCGGTAAACTGCTCTGCCTGTTTGGCACCTGTGGTTTTCCAATACTCACCGTCTGACTTCAGATTGGAAAAATACCGATCTTCCAACGCATGGATCATACCCAGATCTTCGTTGTATTTTTCCACATGCCCAGTCTCAATGCTCTTCAACACAGCCAACTCACCCTCACGCTCACTGTTCGTCGTGGTGTGCGATTGTGTCAGGTGCTGTATCGCAGCCTCACGTGTTGTCTGTCCAGCTTCCTCACCAATCGGATGTTGCGAATACTGCGGCTCACCTGCGTCATTGTAACCAGAGATCGTGTAAAACGACACCTGATCTGGATTACCCACCACAGCGTTCAACTGATTCTCATAGAACGTTGCCTGTGTGTTCGCTGCTTGATACTTATCAAGCCCTGACTGATACGCTGGCGTAAGTGTGTATGCCTGATCGTGGCTTTGATAACTCGCCGGCACTCCTGCAGAATCTGTCAACTGCGCTGCAACAGCTTCCGCATCAGTCACTCGCTTCTGCAATGCTGGCAGTCGTGTTTTGAAATGGTCAAACGCCGCGTTCGGCATCCCGCGCAACGCAGCACGATCACCTTCTTCAAACACATCAAGCTCACGCCCTTGTGCTTCAGGAAGCGGTGCAATAGTTACTGGGGCCTGCGGCGCTGCAACTACAGCTTCCGCAGCAGTTCGTGCAGCAATTTGTTCCGCAGTCAGTCCAGTTGTATCTGGCGCAAGCTCAGGCTCAACAACCGGTGCAGGTGCAGGTGCAGGTGTGCTTCCCATGAAGTCTTCGAAATCTCCCATATCGAGGATCTCTCCTTCTCCACCTAGCATCGCGTCGTTACCTCCACTATTGGGCAATGCTACTGCTGGTGGTGCACCGTTTGCACCGCCTGGGATTGTTGTTGTGACATCTTTCGGAGGGCTAGCTCCGAAGTCTGGTAGTGGTGTAGTCGGTGTTGACATATTTTTTCAGGGCGTTAAGTGTTCGTGCTTTGTTTAGTTTGTATCTCAGCTCATCGGAGTTGCGGCCGATGTTATCTGATTCTTCTGTGGTTTCGTCGACAAGTTCAAGATACTCAATTTGAATATTCAGCATGAGTAACTTAAACAAAGGGTTTGCTTCAAGCATCGCACGTAGGCGTAGCTTTTCATTTGCAATTTGTGCACGGTCTATGTCGGTCAACCCAACCAGTCCGTGCTTTTTAATCAGCGCACTAAGCTCCTCCATCTTGGCCTCCATCTTCGCCAGCGGATTTCATATGCTCTTGTGCGCCTGCTAGAACATCTTGGACTTTTTGCATCGCCTCGGGCGGTAAGTTCGCGTTTTGCGAGACCGCTTGTAGAGTCGTAGCAAGTGCTTGTATAATCCCGCCAGTGGGCTTCTCGGTCCGTAGAATCTTTTCATATCTATCAGCTTGGTCAGGCAACGCTTGCTTGAGCATATCAATCATAAACTCCAGCTTCAGTGACGTCGCACTAGCCACAGGCCAGAATTCTTGCATCACGGACAACATACGTTGCTTTTGCACAACGTCGTTTTCACCTGCTGACTTTATCACAAACGAACACTCCAATAGTGTCAATCGTTCTTGCGACTTGTCGTTTGCTTTAAATGTATCGGTTGTCTCATCTTCGCCCGGTTCGACTACTCGCAGAAAGTTCGGCAGATCACCTTGTCTTGCACGTGCCTGAGCAATCGCCCAACTGCGCCGCACAATCGCTGTCTGAAACGTAGACCATCGCGTAACTGAAATCCCATCCAGTCCACTTTGCGCGCTTTCAGCTACTTCAAATTCTTTCTTCGTCTTACGCGCATCCTTACGGTTCAACACGCCCACATTAAGCGCACCTGTCTCTTGTGAGTTTTCACCTGCAAGTGCCTGCGCCGCAAGTATAGCAGTCCCGTCTGGCGAAGGCGTCGACCAGAAGTCCACAGCCTTGTCATACATATGATCCGGGCGTAGTTCAGAATTCTCCAACACACTCGGTGCGCCTGCTCGTGTCGTGTTTGCTGCTTTAGGCGATGCGTAAATGTTAGAGCTACGCACAAGTTTATTAATAAACCCAGTCCACATCGACGTCTGCGCCTCCTGCGTGTGGTAGTCGTAAAATGCACGCCCGCGATTCTCCACAATCGACGACTCTTCTGTCCCGTGGCTAACGAATATGTCAATCGGAAACTCTGTCTCATACAACGGGCCACCGTCCTCATTCAAATCACTCGCTTTAAACGCAGATTGTATCTCACCTAGTCGCACGTTGCTTCCTAACTTCTTCCCTAGGAACAACGGCTTCGGCACTTTCAACCACTCCATACAGCTCTCGTGATACCACGCCGTATACACAGTCCCGTTGTCAGCCTTATACAACAACTGATACACTTGCAACACAGTATCACCATACTCTGCCGAAGACTTCTGCGCCAACATATCGACTTGATCTGCGTCGAATCCGAACTTCTTCACCCAGCTCTTGAGCTTCGACACCGTAGTATCCACGATCACAGACACATACTCCGCCATCTGAATGTCCGTGATCCCAATCGGAAACATGAACTTATCCGTTGCAAGAAACTTGTGCGAGAAATGTCCAGGCTTGTCAGGATCGAATAGTGTCTGCAACCCAGCCCACCCAGATAACCACGCCGCATCGAGACATTTAAAGTGAGGCTCTTCCCAACCTTCAAAGCGGGACACGCGTGTGAAATCTACTTCGAGCTTGTCTGTGTTGATACCGAAACGATCTTCACATTCAAACAATGCAGTCCGTGTAGGTAGCTTTAGGTATGCCACAAATGGCGGCTTGGCTCGTTCGATATTGGTATCGACAATACGTCGCGGATACATTCCCGCGTCTTTGGCGATCTTGCCGCTAGCACGCATGTCTTTGACATTGACATCGGCTTTGCGAACTTCGCGGTCGTTGGCGACTTGGGTGTGGATCTTTCCCCAGTCTTGGTGTAGTCGTGCGAGTTTCTCTTTGTGGTCTGCCCACGGCCAGATGAACGTGTTGCTCGTGGAGAATTCCGGCGCGAATCTTTGCTTCTCGTCTTGTTCAGGCGTAGTCAGGAGTTGTCCCGCCATCGCAAAGGTTTCTTCTACTGATTGAAGTGTAGTTGCTTTCGGCATAAATTTAGTTTCGTGTTGCGCCCATGTAACCGTAGACTGGTGCAGATTTTCGCGACTCTCCGCGCGCGTCTACGCCAGAGAAAGAATATTTGCTTTTATCGTATTCCGCAATAATATCTTTAGTGGTTCTGCGACGAAGCAGACGTGAATTTTTAACTAGGTGTTCGTTTGAATAGAGCGGGTATTCCTTATCAGCAAGAGCAAGAACTGTGCCATCAGCACGGTCAGGAGATCCGTGACCTTTCGCACGTGCAACACGTTTTGACTCAAGCACAATTTTTCCGTGAACCGCGCCTTGCATATAGTATCGTGTCGCAAGTTGCCGCTTGAGTGCGTCGTCGTCGAACAACACAAGGTCTAGGTTCTTGAGGAATATTGCAAAGTTAAACCACATCTCTGCGCCGCGATTACCGTATGTCGAATTGTCAATCGCCCGCGCTTGGTTCAATACTCGGTTAACTTGAAACCCGTCCTTCCACAACTGATCTATCATAGACTTGCCCACGCCGCCGTCGTCAGCGTTGATATTTTCTGGCGGAATCTTATACCTATTTATCAAACCCTTCACATGATCCACCGCATCGGTCGTGTCGTCATACCTAAAGCAAGGCATCGCAATCTGTTTGTTGCCATCAAATATACTGAACACATTTTCGTCACCTCCCGCCGCAAGATCAAGCCCACCGTATCGTATGCCTGTCGGTATCACAACCGGAGGTTTTCGATACGCGCGCATGACCTCTTCAAATGTCATCACTAGCATCTCGTCTATGCTACAAAATTCGGCTAGGTATGCAGACCTAAACCACGCGGAATTTTCACCGAATCGTTCTCGCGCTTCGTCTACTTCGTCCTGTGATATGTGCGGACAGTCACGATACGTGACTTTGAACCGATGCCAACGCTCTGACTCGAAACAACCATAGAAATGCCCGGATGGGGAACCTGGTGAAGACACATCCAACCGCCGAGTGAGATTATTACACCGGGCGAGAGCTTCGAAAATGGGCTCCGTGACAGTTTTTGCTTCGTCAACAAAGATTGCAAATTCGCCATCGGGTCGGAGAGTGTGATAACCTTCAGCCAAGCCCGCGTCGTCGGTAGCAAAGAGTTGGATCTTAGATTTGGTTGGGATAAATGTGAGACTGCGGTAGTTGATCTTCCAGAGGATTTCGCCATGGAGCTCATTGATAAATCTGCACAGCCGTGAAACTGCGTAGAAGGTTTGTCTGTCAAGTTGCGTGCCTGACGCGGAAGTAATCACACAATTCGCTTCCACGTGCGCCATCGCAAGCCACACTGCACACGGTGCAATTAAAAACTGCGATTTTCCCGAACCATTGTTCGCGCACGTCGCAATACGCAACACTTTATCCGGCAGCTTGCCATGTGCAAACAACGTCATGACTTGAATCTGCCATGTGTGCACTTTTACGTCGTGATCGCGGATGTATGGGTCGTAGATGTGCAACAACATCAACGGATCTTTGATCTTGAACCCATTTGCGCCAGCCCAACCCTTCGCATCGGTAATCGACGCTTTAGGCAAGCGCGATTCCTGGTCGACAGTGGCGTTTTTGATCTGTGCTTCTACTGTTTGTCGAAAAGGCGCCATACTAGTCTCTTATATTTACTCATATCGTGGTCTTGAACTGGGTTAAAGTTAAATTGGCGTATTGCACTCCACACTCCTTGGAATAAATCACGCAATAGAAACATGCGCGAAGGATTTACGTGGAACTCGCCACGTGTATCGAAGTGAATAAGCGGGACTGCAATACGCCGAAAATTAATCACAGGAATCCACGTCACAATATCGTTGTTGTCCCGAAACGTGACCGCATGCTTGTCGCCAGCGAACCTACGTGCGTATTTTCCGTTCCCTACTCGAGGACTAGCGAACGCGCACAGGTAAATTGCCGGGTTTGTGGTTGGGAATCCGTATGTTTTCGTGTTCGAATACATAATCGTCGCTATCGCCGCGCCTAGACTATGCCCTGTGAACACAATTCTGTCATACGTAGGTTGGCGACGCAAGATTTCAACCAACAACCCTAACCACACCCCTTGCACACGTCGCATAAACCCACGATGCACGCGACTTCCATCTTTGTCGAACTTCACTTTCCTCACCATCACGTTCGCAACCCAGTCTCGCGCCGCAAGCGTGCCGCGCACTGCCACATACAACGTCCTGTCTTTGTTGTCTAGGTGCAGTATCGCATGTGTGCCGTGAGTTCCGTCGAACTTCATATACAGGCTTGAATCGCCATATGCCTCAACACACAAATCTGCCGCGCAAGTGACCCATCGTGACTGTAGATGCGCGTGTTTGTATATCGGGTTAGACATCAACTGGTTGCCCTTTCGTAATTCGCTCGTTGAGTCGCAACATATCTTTCTCGTAGCTGCTATTCGCTTCCACGATCACAGTGTTGAACACCGCCGCCGTCATTTCGCTTTCACGCTCGCCTGGATTGAAACATCCGTGCGCGAGTTTGATAATAAACTCACTTGCCCGCTGCGCCACACCCGGCGATTCTTCTTCCAGATACGTCAAGTTCTGCATCGTCCGCAACGCTCCTGGCGCAAGCTTCGCCGCCTCTTCTTGCAAGTCTAACGTCGGCGCCTTACGCCCTTTCGCAGACATCAAACATATCTGCGTCACCGCCTCTGGCGTCATTCCCATCGCATCGGCAATACTTTCTATCGGCATCCCTTGTTGGTGATGCATCGCCGAGATTCGCTTTTGATCGCTGTTCATATTGTTACGCCAGTAAACTGTTCCACCAACATTCTTTCGCTCTCCCTCGCTTCACCTTTGATGTCTGCGTCGTGCGCCGCAGGCCTACGGCTCGCACATTCGCCCTCTTCTCCTTTCCACCTCCACTGCAACATCTTATTCATCGGCGCCGTCGTCGCACTTCTAATCGTTGCACTCCCAAACCCTACTTCTTTTCCTCTATGCTTGTGTGTATTCATTCTCTATCTTATAGCAATTCCCATGCCATGCTTCCGTGCGTCGTTTCGTGTACCACGTTTTCACAATCAAATATGTCAAGTCGATTCGTAATTTTGGTCATTTTGTAAGATATACACTGTTCGGATGCCGAACTCAGATCGGGCTTTTTATTTCCGCGGCGTAGGATTAGATCGCCTAATGGTTAGCATAAGGAAAACTAATCATAAGTGAATTACTTATATATGTTAAGCGCGCGGGAAGTTAATACATACGCCAAGCGGGGACGCCGTGAATCCTTAACAACTTTGGTTAGGAATTGAATCGCCAGTGTGAAAACCCTAGAAAATCGCCGGAGGATCAGAGAGCACGACGAGAGGGCAAACATGAAACGCATATGTCTTTTCAGAATATCCGGTTTGGTCTGGGGAATGGGCGGTTACTCTTTTCCGTGGAATGTGAAGAGAACCTTTCCATTCCACCCCCCCGCTCTCGAATGGGCAAATGGGCAATTCCACATTAAAGAGGATTTAATAAAAAAAACATATATACCAAATACTCTCTTTTGTGGTCTACCAAAGTTGCTAACAGTCGACGGAGAAGTAGTGAAGAGAACCTTTCCACATTCCACATTCTCTCCCTTGTCCCTTGTCCGGTTCATGGTTCATACGGTTCCACGCTTTGCTTTGATTCACGCCAGAGGATGAAGGAATGAAGGAGCGGGAGAGTGAAGGAGCGCACGACGCAAGGGAATGGACAAGGGAAGGAGCGCGGAGAATGGGAGTGAATGAAGGAGCGCGGAGGTAATAGGTAAAGGGGAAAAGGAGCATGGGAAAAGAATCAGAAGAAAAAGCGAATAGGGGGTTGACGGGAAAAGGGAAAGAGTCCATTCTCTCCGTGTCGCCAATTGGTGACCCGGATTTATCCGGTTGTTTTTTGACAGGTTCGCAGTTGAGACGGTTTCCATGAAACCAGATTGACTAGAACAAATTGAATAGGTGAAAGGAAAACCTTTCACGCCGGTGGAGTATCGGCACAAGTCCTAAGCTTGCGAATGAGTTCATTGCCTTCGAAAATTCAGGGTTACAAGCCAAAGTAGAGTTGTGTCTAACGTTCAAGATCGGCGGTGAAATGGAATGGCCGGAAACTTAGAGAAATTGGGTTTACATAGGAGAATCTCTGGATTCTAATATGTGGATTCGCCCGGTAATAATGCCACGAATTCACATTTTAAAACCTATGTCAAACACACAAACATTGGAAATTCCAACCAAACGCAATGTCAAGTCTGCCGATATTGCAACGGGAAAAGGTATCACTGGCGCCGACGCTAAGAACCAAAGCTCTGTGAAATATTGGGACGAGGGTGGAGCATTCAACACGATCGCAGTTGCAAGACTCGTCCGTGAAATTGCTACCAAGTCTGCAAAGCGTGGATACAATATCAATGTGACCAGTCTCGCTGCTGCCGCTGCAAAACGGATCAAAGCGACTGTTGGCAAAGATATGTTGACTCGGGAAGAGTTCTACGCTGTGACGGATGCTGCTAACGTGTTACTTTTCAATCTCATCAGTGATATTGAAAACGACACCGACGGTGGATTCGTCAACGAGGACGGTTCACGCTGCGGATACGAGCGCGAGTCGTTCTCTGCCGAGAAGATCAACGTCAACCATAAATTGGAGAAGGTGCATCTCACCAAGACTGCAACGTGGCGCAAGTTGCTCGACCGTGTGACGGAGATTGACAAGCTGGAAGAGGCTATTGCGAACAAAGTCGCGAGCCTCCGCAAGCTGCGTGAACGTCAGAACGATTCGTTCGATGCCGACAAGATCGACGAAATGGGATTGCAAATCCTGTCCGGCGAGGAATGGTTGGAGCGAAGTGATTCGCTACTCGCCAAAGACGGTTGGAAGCCTGTGCAAGACGACGCACACTATGTGAACCCATCTTCCCGGAACTACTGGGAAGAATTCGGCAACACCATTGCCGAGTGAAGCAAAGCGGGAGAGGACTTCAAACTCTCCCGCACTTTTCGTTCCTTCAAATCTGCGTTGCATTGCATTGCAGCATAGATTTGAGCGAATCATATTCGTTCTACTGCGGACCATTGCACACACTGTGCATAGCCAGCCGCAACGCTAGCTAGTAGGTCACAAGAGTTCTTGTGCAATCACTGTATTGCATACCCTCTTCGTCTACAATAGCGAGATACGCCCGGCAGAACTAGACTGAAAACTACGGGATAGACGACAGAACACAAGAACTGTGTATTGTGCTCGTGATACTACGAAAGGAATATCATGAAAAAACTTATATTGCAGGCTGAACAGTTGCGTCAAGAATGCAACATGGCTATCTCCAATATCAGAGCACGTCTATCCCATGTCCCTTGGGAACAAGGGTTGCGGATGGACTCAGAACTCACTGAATGTCATTTGCACAGATGCGCGAATATGTTGCGGAACATTAGCGACGACTGTGCAAACAACAGAGTCAGTGAGGTGTCAGCGCAAGGCGACATCGCAGGTGTTGAAAAGCACATGACGGTGATTGCGAAATACTTGTAACCCTATCTCACGGGCACACTACACGGTTCTTGGATGTGAAAGATCTGTCAGCGGCAATCTATGGGACCGCACAGTCAAGAACGAGCGGATAAATACAGTGTTGGGAATCGCGATTGCGCCGCAGGCTTGTGATACTACGCAAGCCACGGAGATGCAAAACCTACCCGACACAACTTCTGGGACGACTACTCTAGTATTGGCTGAAGGGAGACGAAGCATTAGAAACGGCAGAGAGTGGAGAGAAATCCATGTGACAAACTCTGTTTATGACCGTTCCGCGTATAGGTTAGCGGCTATTGGCAAGGTAAATGCTCCCGTGTAGGACAATGGTTCTACAAGATAAACCCGAATTACACGATTGGGAGCGCACAGTTTACAGACACTCTGTGCGCTCCTTCTCTTTTTCATATCTCAATTCAGACTAGGGATAGCATAGCTTGAATTCAGATATGAAAGAATACAAACATCACCGTTTATGTGGGCATGGTGGAATCAAATGCCCTTGCTGTTCGCCGATGAACACAGTCAAGAAATCACGTGTTATGATTAACCGCCGATACCGGCGCACGTGCAAACAAGAACTGCATACCTATGACGAAAGCGAATAAGATCAGAGATGGCCCTGTCATGGGCTAATATTCTCAATCACCGAAGTTGGCCCGGTAATAATAGGCCAACACATACTTCAATTCAGGAGGAAGTGTAGACCATCGGCGAAATGTTTGATTATGACCCAAACTACTGACGGTAACGCTAGGTGGAGCCTTCCTTCTGAATTGAATTATGAACAAAACTGATAGAATCCTTATCGTCCTGTGCATCATGCTTGCGCTACTTGTGGTCATGGCAAATGTTGCAGGCTACATCACTCACCGATGATTGCTTGCCCTGAATGCGCCGCAGGCTTGGTCTTGCCGAGTTACGTGGACGGAATTGTCAAGTGTCCAGAGTGTGACATGCTGTTTCAATACACGAAACCTGTGCCGTCACAACCACCCACACCCACATACGATGGGATAGGTAGACGTGTGAATCGTAGGATGCGGCAAGTAGACATGGACATCGCATGTGAAAAACTTTACGACAAGCATGTTGCAAGGCTAGGATACGTCCCTGAGCGTATGGAACTTTACTTGTTGTTGAAGTCGATGGAGAATGCAGTGCGCGGACGTATGATTGCGCGAATGTGGGACGAGGAATTGCGGAGGACATTTCACGAGGTATTACAATGAACGCGAAAGAGTTTGAAGAAGCAACAGGTGATGAGCCACGTCAGGATGATTTGGAGCGTGCAAACTGCATTCTTGCAGGTGCCAGTGGGCATCAAGATTGTGGCATATGTGAACCGCACGGTTTGCCTATTAGCAAATGCGCGCTCTGCTTTATCCTTCCTGCTAAGGATGTCAAAAGAAAACCAAACAAACAAACGGAATAAACATGAACGAAATACTAAATGACTTGAAAGATCTCTATCATGCAGCGATAGACAATCGTAACCTCTTTGCTGCGCGTGCTGCTGCTGCGCCATGTGAAGACATGGTGTTGCACAACAACCTTATGTCTGTGTCGGAATCGTATGCTGCAATCGCGCTGCGTATCGGGGACATCATTAGCAAGTATGACGAGGTTGATCCTGAAGTTGCACCTGTCACATCCACGCGGGAACATTGCCATGACAAGTTCAACAACATTGGCGAAGCAATTGATGATGCATCATAAACGTGTGGCATGGTTCTTGCTACACATTCATTGCCTAGTCCAACCCTTTCCACCCTTTAGTGTATCACACATATCGTTATGACAATCAAGCACACACAAACACGTGCGCCAGTTAGGGTTGCTAACCACTTTCGCGTTGCTAAGTATCGCGAGACACTGTGGATAGTGTATACACTGACTGATCTCATTGCCAAGATCAAAGCGTCGATGCTAGCATCAGGTAAACACAGGCATATTGTGGTCGTGACACACTTCGATCATGTCAGTGTGGACAGTGATGGTGTGACGTTTCACAGGTATGAAAGTATCAGCACAGGACATTCGTATATGAATAACGAAATCATTATACCATCGTGCGAACTTACGGCAGGTGCATTAGAGAGGCTTGAACATATGCAAGAACACTCTGCACTATGCAGTCAAGTTGATCGACAACAATCATGAACACAAGAAATAAACCTTGCCCCTGTGGAAGCGGGAGCAAACACAAGAAGTGTTGCTTAGCTAAGCAGCAAGAACAACGGAAGCTTGATAGCGAACCCGAAGGGTTGCGGCGTAATCGTAAACACAAGAAGTCACTTGTCCCTGCGGCAATTACACTAGCTGCAACAGATCAACTGCTAGACTGTGGCCCGAAGTCTACGCTTCCGAACTTCAACATCAACGCATTCAACACTGACAATGAGTGACCATATTCCATCGCACAACCCAACACCGTTGCCTACCGTGCTCAAGGTGCCGGGATACAGTGTTGCTGTGTCTCGTTTGATCGACTGGATCATTGCACCGGGCGAAATTGTGGGTGCAGGTGGGTTGCTTGAACCGCGCGAGATTAACATCGTGCTTGCAGACTTCATGCTACGGCATTCCAAGTTCCACGAATACGGAATGATCCACGCTGTTGAACAAATGGGCGAGCACACACGCTACTGGCTGTGGCGTAAACGTGACTGGAGCGAGCGAGCACATGTGCATCGTATCGACAAGGCAAAGAACGACATTGAACGAACACGGAGTATGCGTAGCACCAAGACACGCGACACAATCTTTAGTCGGTTGTGTAAAATGTTCCCGAAGTTTCTGACTGAGCGTAAGCTGGGTATGGAAATGGTTCGGATGTGGATCAGTGAACACGACGACAACGACGAGTTCAAGTATTGGCTGAACAAGATGGGATACTTTGAACTGTCGGAAACTGATAGAGCTGCGGTTGAAGAGGCAGCGGATGAAGCAGACGAGATTGAAGCAGCAGATCCGTTCGATCCGAATTGGATCAGCGAGATAGACGCAGGACTACTTGCACGAATGAAGAAGGAATACAGCAAACCATTATCATGACACCTGAACAGATCAAAGCATCGCTATTCAAGCTGATGCCTAAAGCAGCACCGGGCAATGCGCTTGCACGTGCTGAAGAACAAGCGAAAGTTGACGCGGAGAAACGACAACGTGCACGTGCTGTGCTAGAAGCAGAGGTTGCTAAGTTCGTTGGCGAATCAGCTGCGTCTAACATGGGTGAGAAACGACTTCGCGAGATGCGAGACATTGGACGCAAGGCTGCGGAAGATGCGACGTTCCATGCTGCACTTGCCGATGCGAAAGATAACCCTGTTGATACTGTTGACGAACAGATCGCCGCGCTGACTAGCATTCACGAGAACAAAACACCTGCTCGTGGACGTATGACACCTGCTACTCACGACAAGATGTCTGCTGTTATCAAGTTCGAGCCTGAAGTATTGGACATGTATGCCATGCGATACGGCAGCGACGAGAAGAAATCGTTCCGCATTGATTTGGAAAACCGAATGCTTCCATGCTTGAAACAGTTCAATCGTGGCCCGAAGTTACTGCACTTTCAAACACATCCGTTACCAAGGGCATTGCGTTTGCTTGGAGACGAGCATCAATCAGCATTGTTGATCGCGCCGACAGGTGCGGGCAAGACATACTTCTTTGCGACGTTGATTAAATATCTGCGACTATACTTTCCCGAAGACTATCCGAAAGATAGACAGATCATGGTTGTCACGAAGCCAACGGTGGTTAAGCAGACACAGCGTGTGTTGTTCGGTGAGTTTGGGATTACGAATGTGATGGTGACGTCGTATCCAGAGATGACACGGTCGCAGATTAGTGGGATATATGTATCATGGGAGACACGGGTTACGAGAGATGGTGAGGTGAAAGAGGTTCCGATATGGAATCCAGTGTTCAGGCCGTCACTAATCATATGGGATGAGTGTCAGTGTCTCAAGAATTTCGGCAGCACACAGAGCATAATTGCAGCAGCGTATGGGCAACGATTGAATCCGACAGGACATGTGGCAAGTGCAGCGGATTGGGAAGGTGACCCGATTAGTTTGAGTGTGTCTGCCACGCCATACTCACGTCCGCAGAATGCGAAGGTTGTGATCTCGTTGCTAGGCCCAGTGATTAACAATCGCAAGGTAACACTTAACAACTTCAACGAGTGGGCACGGGATATATGTGCAAGACACAACACAGACTTAGATAAGTGGAGTCCGGTTGCGATGAAGAGTATTCAGGATTCGATTGAACACCTTACGATTAGGTTCGACAGGATTCAGTATCGGAAGCGGACACTTATCAAACAGAAGGTGATTGAGTTCGAGACGGTGGAAGAGAAGAGCGAATACGGTGAAGCGTTTACTGAATACATGAAGAAGCGCGAGGAGTTGGAGGCGAAAGAACTGTCGTCAGGAACTGAGATACTAGTGGCGATGATGATGTTTCGCAAGAAGGCAGAGATCATTCGTGCACCGCGGCTTGCACAGATGGGACTGGATAGTATGGACTTGAGCAACAACGTAATCATTGCGTGTGCATTTCGTGAGACACTTGAAACAATCAACGAACTGTTGCTAGACGTTGGTGTAGGTAGTGACAAGATTGCACAGATCAAAGGAGGACAAACAGCAGATGCCAGACAAAAACAAATCGACGGATTCCAACGGGACGAGCGTCATATTATGTTGCTTATGTTTAGTGCAGGTGGAGCGGGACTTTCGTTACATCAATCAAACACTGGAGATTTCCCGAACAAACGTCCACGAGTTGTGTATCTGCCACCAGTGTGGAACGCAGAGGAACTCGTTCAAGTCCTTGGTCGAGCACATCGCGTTACTTCTGATAGCACAACTCGACAATACATAGTCTGGTATAAGGACACGATCGAGAGCGAGGTTGCTGAGAAAGTTAAGAAGAAGTGTAGCGCACTTAAAGAAGTTGTCGGGAAGAAAGAAGACTGGAGTATTGCATTCGCAGGCAAGGAGATTGGTGAAGGGATAGAAGATCAGATGGAGATAAATTTCAAAGGTGTGCGAGACAAGAGCGACGAAGAAGTGAATGACGACGACGACGAGAATGAAGTGGCATCAGACTTCGAGGTCATGGATTCTGAGGAAGAACTCAAGCGAGCCGAGGTTGCGGATGCTATACTTGAACATACATTATGAACAAAGATCTAGCACTAGAAGATGCGATTGAATTGATCGACGCGATCATGAAGGGTGAGATAAACCCGGAGGATGAGTGTGAGAAATGGCTGAGGGCATATGCACCTAAGCGATTACGAGATGCTACGAGCCACGACAAGGACAAGATAGCTGAACACAATGTGAGAATCATACACATTATGCAGAAGATAAATTGGCTTGAAGGACAGTGGGACAGGAACGACAACAACAACAAATGTAACAAGTTTGTTCAAGACAAGCTGACGAAACTACACACAGAACTAACCAAACTACAAACAAAAGATGAGTGATACAGACCTGACCAAAGAAGAGATTGCGGACGGCGACGACTACATTGCCGAGACAATCGCGCAACAAGCGCGAGACAAAGCTGCGGCAAAGAAACCACCAGCACGACAGCTTGAATTGTATGTGATCTTCGCGTGGAAGACACCGCAGTATAGGCTGCACGAATGGTGTCAGACTGGTGAGACGGCACCTAACGACTCTCAGTGTGTGCATTGTGATCGCACGATGGGTGACGCTGATGATCGTGTATGTGATTCAGGCATGGCTGGTGCGCTTGGTGGATGGAACGACTACAAAGGTGGTAGTGGAAACTTCGGCATTGCGATGTTGAAGTGGCAGACATTGAAAGCGCAAGGACATAACAACTGTCAGGTGTTGAACATACACAGCGGCAAGCTAGAGTTGGAGGTGTATGATGCTTAGCACAGAGGAGTTGGCGCGGATAAATGAGGCGACCAAACGGCAAGCGGCAACTGTTGAAGCGAACAAGGCGCGGTTGCTAAATCAACCACCGAACCCTAGCGGAGTGGATCACGGTGCGATCAAACGTAAGCTAGAAAAGATGGGACTGTTTGAGTTGGCGAATGATCTCAAGGTCTGTCGTCCAGCAAGTCTTGCTTCGCTTGATGAGTTTATCACAGATGACGCGGCGATGTTGCGGCTCAAGAAACAGGTTGAGTATCTGTGCGAGATGGATGACCCAGTGTTGATTCACGGTGAGAGTGGGACAGGCAAGGAGTTGATAGCTCGTGCGTTGCATGGACGAAAGTCAGCGCCGTTTATCGCAGTCAACACGACAGCACTACCACTTCATCTGATGGAGAGTGAGTTATTTGGTCATGCGAAAGGATCATTCACCGGTGCAGATGCGAACAAGATCGGGATACTTGAAGGCGCAGGTAACGGGACTGTGTTTCTGGATGAGATAGGTGACATGGAGTTGACGCTGCAATCGAAGTTGTTGCGTGTGTTGCAAGAGAAAGTAATCAGACCTGTCGGCACGAATGCTGAGCGTGAGATACATTGTCGAGTAGTGGCAGCCACGCATCAGGTGATACGACGTGAGGAAACAGTTCATGGAACTAAGTCAGTCACGTGGAAGAAAGGTTTCCGTCAGGATTTATACTGGCGTCTTGCTACACACACGCTTCACATCTCACCGCTTCGTGATCGTCCAGATGATATCCGTGAGATACTAGATGCGGTCATAGATCCTGACCAACGATTGCCTGAATCATTCCGTGACGAGATGGTAACGATGCAACTGGAAGGCAACTTCCGTGAACTCAATGCGTTGTGTCAGCGTAAGTTTCTTGCAATGAAAGTGGACGATACGCAGGGTGAACTTTATATACCCGGTGTTGTGACACACGCAGCCTACGTCCACACAAAAGAGTAACGCAACCTGTTGGCACGGTATGTGCTGTATAAGAACTGTCCACCTCCCCGAGTATGAACAAGAAAATATTTAGAAATTCTGTCGGCTGGATTGTTCTGGTATGGAATCGTGCTGACTGGGAGTTCATCGCAGTCCATGAGAACGGTTGCTGTAAGGACATACCGTGGACAGCAGTGGAAGAGAAAGATAAAAGTCTTGCGATTGATACGATCATCGGCAAGCTGACAAGACGTGAGTTCAAATACCAACAAGAACTCCAACAAGATTTGCCCAACGCTACTTCGTAGCACGGCATTAACAAACGAGCATAATGCTCATCGACAAGAACAGTTAGAAAAAGCAAAGTTATGAGTAACGAAGCCGCAGACCAAAACGTTGAGACCGAAGTTGCCGATGCCCCGGCACAAGCCATCGACCTGAGCAACGACAGCGCTGCTGAAGCGAACAAAGCCGTGGTCATCATCGACCCTGAGACTGGTAAGGACAACACTTACCTGACTGACGACGACGGCGACAACTACTTGGAGTTCGAAGGACTCCGTGTGTATGTCACCACATTCGGCGGCGCATTGAAGGGTGTGCTGTATCACTACAAACAGTTCACCTCGCTTGACAAGGCGATTGAAGTGCACGGCGCAGACAAAGTCCTCGCTGCGTTGAACGACAACCTGAATGCCGGAACCCGTAACAAGGTGAAGTCGTCCAAGATTCCGAAGTTCGACGACAGCAAGGCGCAGGAGTCCGCGATTCGCACGATGCTTACGGAACATCCTGTTCAGTTCACCATCAACGAAGCGATTCGTTACGAGCCGGGTGAGCGCGATCAGACGTCTGGTCAGATCCTCGCCGTGCTGAAGGCAGCGCAGAAGGATGGTGTCGGAACGACCAAGATCGCCGCGATCATGCAGCGTTTGATGGCCGTGATGGCGAAGGAGAACTTGCGTCGTGGTATCGACGACGGACAGGTTCACGTTGCCGACGACGACGAGCAGTAAGAAGTCACATGTTGGGGAGGACATCCACTCCCCAGCATTTTTTAAATCGAACACACTAGCAAGCACAACGCAATGGCGATTTCGTTTATTGGTTTAGCTGGATCGCAGGTCGTGACTAAACACCATGATGTTAGTGTGTTCGATTTAGAAAATGCAAACAGGAAATAGATATGAGTATTGACCCAATCAAGTTAGCGATAGGTGACAATGAAGGCCACGAAGGTCAGTGGAAGCAACGCAGGTTGAAGCGTAGCACATACACGGTGAAGAATGCAATGAAATTTCAAGCATACTTTGACCTGTCTATACGTGACAAGAAGCCTGTGTTGATACCAGCAAGACCATACAATGTGAAGCTAGACACGTTGTATAAAAAGGTATGCGATGGTTTGTTGTGGCTAGTGCAGAACATGCAACAAGGTGCAGCGCAGCAAGCGTATGCGTTGCTCAAGTCGCAGTCGCAGTTTACTAGAGTCGAGGGACATGCAGGCGGCGTGAAGATTACATGGGATGTGCACGAAGAGATACTTTCACCAGAATCAATCAAAGCTGTGACAGGTGTTGCGCCTGTTGGGATATTACAATCAGCTACGACGCAAGAGCAGATGTCGGATGCAGTAGCGGACATCAAACAAGTCGGGTTGACTGACAGAATCAGGACGCATCTGGAGAGCACAAGCGACACTGGTATATTCAACGAGCAAGGACTGAACCTGTCACCGGAAAAGGTGCGGGACATAGCGCGACTTCTCACAGACGCAGGTGTGCCACCGGCATTGGCTGTGATCGAACCGACGCAAGTAAGATTCTTCAAACCATCGTAACATGGACATGATTAACAAACTGGTTGACACACCTGCAGGTGTAGGGTTGTGCAGGATTATAATTAATGGGCAAGCTATTGTCTATTATCTTGACAAGCCATTCTTTGCGTATGATGTTGGCGATATCAAACTGTGCGACATGCAAGATGAAATGTTGTATGCACAGATTGAAGCTAAAGCAATCGAGGAACTATCGAAATGAAACCACCGTTTAAGTCAATGCTCTTTTGTAACGAAGAGTGGGAGTGGAGTGATGTGATGTTGCCTGCGATGGTGCAGCCTAAGCTAGATGGTGTGGCTGCGTATAAGGCAGGCGGTGAGATATGGACGAAGCGAGGTAAGTTGTTTCCGAACAATCGCATACGCACATACTTGCGCGAAGTTCTTGAAGAAGGAATGGACTGTGAGATATGGCATCCGCACATGACATTTCATCAGATCTCTGGGTTCTGTCGGAGGATAAAAGATACACCACCAATTGGTTGGCTTGCGATGGTGTATGATCGTAGTCGTCCGTATATGTCGGAGGCGTATGTGATAAGGTATCGCAAGCTGCTTGAGTGGTATGACGACTCGCCGCATGTGAACGAGCAACAGACAGTTCGAATCATGGACAGTGTATTGTGTCACACGCAAGAAGACATAGAAGCAACTCACTTTGAGAACACACTACAAGGACAAGAAGGTAGTATGATACGTGCGTTGCATGCGCCATACTATCACGGGCGGACTGGGATTAAAGATGGGTTCGGATTCAAGTTCGTAGGACTGGAGTATGACACGGCGATGTTCACTGGAACTACCGCGAATTCCAACAGCGTCAAAGCTGCGACGATGATAGGTGCGATAGTGTGCGAACATAAAAAGTGGGGCAGGCTACATATAGGAAGCGGGTTCGACCATACGCTGTCCAAAGATATGTATGACAACCCTGCTCGTTACACAGGCCAAGTGGTAAGATTTAAGTATAAGAAACATGGAACAGAAGAGAAGCCACGTCAACCTATCTTCGTGAGCTTCGAAGGGAAATAAGATTATGGTCATAACAGAACTGAAGGTGCGACTGGTTAGATTCCAGAATGCATGGATGGCGATACCATTGGTGAGACATGCGGAAGTGGTAGGTCACACTAAAAGTTATCTGCCTGCACAAATCGAACATCGTAAAGGCTACGGCGATTCACCGCATGAGGCACTTGGCCACTTGCTATCGTTGTTCAACAAAGACACGATCCAACTTACCCGTGCGTTTGTTGATATCAACGACGAGGCGACAATGCGACACTGTGTGTTCACTTGCAGATCTGAATACGAACTGATATGAATCCGATCGCATCGAACATCGACGAGCTGCTTGGACATTCGCTAGCAGACTTGGAGCGTATGACCACGGCGCAGATGGTATTGTTTCTCACGCCAGCATTGTTGGATCAGCCAGCGATGAACATGAAAGAGCTGGAGAAAAGCGCGAGTGAGACTAAGATCACGATACCTAAGAACATCGACATGTCCGGTGTGACGCGTAGACCTAGCGCGAAGAAAGGTCCGAGCGATTTGAAGAAGAGCGTGAAGAAACGTGGCTCGCTGGTGAGAGGGAAGAAATTCCTAGACAACAAAGACTTCGACCAGCTGTGTAAAGAAACTGGATTTGATCCTGAACTGATAGACGACCCAAACCAAGAATGAGCCTTAAACGATTCAGCAAATATACAACCTACGTCCCCGGTGAGAAACTCATCGTGCGACTAGATCCATCCACGTTTGCAATCTCTGACTGCGAGCGTGAGCTTGAGCTAGGCAACCTGTTAGGTTGGGTGGAGAAAGTATCGTCGCACAAAATGGAATACGGTTCTGCGATTCACAATGCGGCGGCGGAATTTGTCAGCAAGAAGTGCACGGTCATGCAAGCGGTGCAAGTTGCGATGGAATACTTTCGTGACTGTGGTTGTGATCCCGGCAAAGACTGGCGTAACGCTGGGCATTTGCTAATGACCACGAACGGATACCTGACGAAGTATATCAACGATCCATTTCAACCCGCAACACTGGAGTTAACAGATGCCGAAGGAAAGAAATTCAAACACATCGCCGTTGAGTTACCCTACGAAATACCGTTTCGCTCTTACCCGCACGTTGACATTATCCTCTGCGGAGTCATCGATTCATACGGCACGATGGATGGTGTCAAATGTTTCAAAGACATTAAGTCCACGGCATCATGGGACATACCTAAGTTCTTTGAGAAGTATCGCACCAGCATTCAGCTGATGATATATGCGTGGGCAATGCGACACCTAGGTTGGGTGGACTACTACCCGCCAGCGATGATCGACGGGATATTTCTGCGAGACA